CAGCGCGGTCAACAGCTGGTCCTCGGACATCGCGCCCGCGCCCCCCACCGTGGTCACGTTCCCCGGCGCGAGCGTCTGGATCCACGGAATCAGGCCGCGAGTGGTCCGCATCGGCTGCCCCAAAGCGCCCGTGGTCTCCAAGCGCTCCCCGAAGAGGAACGCGTACTCCATGTCCTGCGCCTGGTACTCCAGCGCCTCGATCTGGGCCTGAACGATGGCATCTTCCGTGCGGAGGCGGGTCTTTTTCGCCGTCCGCGTGATGTGCAGCGGGGTGCGAAAGATCTGGGTGTAGTTGAACTGCTTGGTCGGGTCCACGCTGACCGGGGTGGCGATGGGCCCGCCCTCCTCGTTCGCGTTGCCCACGACGCGGACCCGGGCGTCCGCCGGAATGACGGCGGCCGCCGTCTCGCCGAATCCGCGCTGCACGGCCACGGAAGTACCGATGGTCTGGTCAGCGGTAACCAGCATCTTCTCGCCCGTGCCGCCGGTTCCGACGACCTGGAGGATGTAGCCCTTGCGGAAGATCTTGCCCGGATCGCCCGCCGCAGCGGGGCCCGCCGACACGGCAAGCGTGGTTACGGCATTCGTGCCGCCCGCCGTGTACGCCTCGCGGATGGGTAGCGGGCGCTCCCACCACGAATACTCGGGATCAGAGGTGATCTCCGAATCGAGGATGGCGGAGAAGGCGGTCAGGACCGCGCCGTTGATCCCGCCGTTCGGGTAAAGGCGCAGAATTCCTTCACGCCAGTTCTTCGGTACCGCATCCGGATTATAGGACCGTGACCCGCGTAGTCCCTGAAATGGGGGCACCCTTATACTCCTTCATTAGCGTCCACCAAAGACGCGTGCGAGGTGCGCTTCCTGGCCAGTGAGAGCGGGTTCCGCTGAGCGCGGCGATGGCGTTTCCGCGAAGGGTGCCCCTCGGGCGGGTCGCGGTGCCGGTGCCGTTGCAGACCTCACCGGGGCCGCCGCGCTCGGGACCGGCACTTTGCCGTCTCCGATGCGGATCGACGCCCGGGCTTCCTTGGCCGTCTCGTTAAACCACTCCTGGATATAGGCCGCGCTCCCGTAGTCGTCCCGGGACTGCTTGAGGCGCGTCTCGACCTCCACCGCCACTAGGCGGAGGAGCGACGGACGGGCCTCCTTCAGGTCCGGGAACTGCTTGAAGAACTCGTCCTGTATCCCTTGGATCTGCTGCGTCGCTTGATTGTGCGAGTTCATCTCGCGCAGCGCGAGATCGGCGTAGTGCCGCCGGGCTTCCTGGTCCAGCCGGGACGCGACCGCTACGGCCCGCACCAGCTGGAGAGGATCCCCCTGCGGATCGCCCAGAGCCAACAGCTCGGACTCCTTCTTGACTCGTTCCAAAGCCTGGGCCAGCTCCTGCTGGGTCGGCGGGGCTGCCGCCGGAGCCTGGGGCTCCGCCCCGGTCCGCCCCTGCAGCGAGGCCGCCAGAAGCCTTTCCAAGCGCTCGGACTGGGCCTGAGTCTTCTGCCGCTCGGTCTCCGCCCGCTGCCGGGCTTGTTCAGTCTCCTGGAAGGCCGTTTCCATAGCCTCCGGAGACTCGAAGCGACCCGCCCATTTCTTGGGAGGGGCGGCGACGACCGTCGTCTCGGGCTTAACCCGCTCCGTGCGCCGTGGAACCTCTTTCGAGGCTTCCTTAGCCTCCAGAGGGTCCGACGAAGCCTTGAACGGGCCCCCGGACTGGTCCAGAATAGCCTTCCACATGTCCTCCGGGGGTATCGATCGGTCGTCCTCGGGGGCAGGGGGCGCTCCGGACGGGGCGGAGGGCGTCTCCGGGGCAGAGGGGGGCGTCTCCGGGGCCGCCGCGACCGGCTCGGGGGCCGGGGTGGGCGTCTCAGCGGGGGCCGGGACCGGGGTCTCTTCAGGCGTCATGTCTCACCTTGTTTCTGGCCTCGTTAATCTTTGCCTGCTCCTCAACCGCTCGCCGCAGGGCGATGGGGCGATATCGGAGCCATTCCACAGCCTCCAGCTCGGCCCGCAGAGCCTCGGTGGCGACCAGATCCAGTCCGCGTTGACGCAGCGCCACCAGGATCCGGTCAACATGCTCCCCCATGAGGCGGTCCAGGACCTCCCATTCAGGATACGCCGCCAAGCGGTCCAGGGCCGACGCGTCCGACAGCAGCCGCTCGGCCTGGATGTCAGCTTCATCCTGCGGATCCCGGGGCGTCACACCGCCACCAGATTGCCATTTTGGACCTGCCGGGTGACCTGCTCGTCGGGCAGCACGCGGGGGTTGATGGGCCCCTGCTGGGGCTTGGTCCCGGGCGGCGTTCCGCCGCCTTGCCCGGGCATCGAGAAGGACGGCAGCCCGGGAATCGGGATCTGCCCATCCGCCCCCGGGGTGTCCCGCGTGTAATCCTCGATGTTCTTGATTCCCGCCATCAGCATCATAGGCTCGAAGAGCTTCACGATGTCGAACCGCTGTCGCAGCTCGGGCTCCTGCGCGACCGCCAGAAAGATCTCGCGCATCGCCATCAACATCTTCTCGTCCTGGCGCACCGACATGTCCGGCTGGGAGTATGTGAACTGGCCCTGGATCTCCTCGGGGCCGACCCGCAGGAAGCGCTGGTCGTTCGGCATCCCCAGCGCCCGGGGGTACGTGCCCAGGACCTGGATCCACTTCTCATCCGTCATGAACTGCTGGATGTTGCCAATCCGCTGGTGCGTGACCCGCGTCATCCCCTGGAGCCACGCGATCTGGGCCTCCAGCTTGAGTCGCCCCTGGGCCGCCGTCACCGCCATCTGCTGCTCGCCCAGCGTCCGGTCTCCCGCCGACATGATCCCCTGGAGGTTCTCGGGAGCCGCCGCGACCCGCTGCATCATGTTGATGACGATGTCCATGTCCTGCAGGTGGGAGCGGGTCACGTCGTTGACCGGGAACTGCTTGATGGCCATGTCCAACGCCCCCGGCTTGCCCTGCCACTCCCGACGCAAGCGGGCCAAGAGACCGGGCTGGGGCGAGAGCAGGTCCTGGATCTCCACGATGGACGGGTCGGTCACAAACTGATTGTTCAGCGTGCGCCGTACGTTCTGCGCGTGGCTGTTCCAGAGCCAAGACAGGTAGTCTTGGAGATCCTCGACGTGGCTCACGGTGCCCGGGGTCGAGTACATGTGCTGGTCCGGCGTCAGCTCGATCACGACGGCGGGAAGCTCGTCGTGGTCGTACTCGTAGGGCTTGGCCCGGATCGCCACCGCGTCGTTGGCCAAGACCACCACGTACTTCTCGGGCGTGGTGCTGCTGGACAGCTCGTAATCCTTGGGGATGATCCGGACCACCATGACGTCCAGGTCGACCATCCCGTGTTCCTGGGAGTCAATGGCGTTCAGCCCCATCCCGCTCAGCCACGAGCCCAGCGTAGGGGAATCGGGCCGCCCGATCTCGCGCCCCATTCCCACCGACGTGGGGTCCCGGGTGATCGCCCGCCGCCCCTTCGGAATCTGGTCGACGTTCGCGTACTGCTTGTCCTTCTCCATCAGGACCAGGTCGTGGTAGTGCTTGGTGGTCCGGAAGCCTACAAACTCGCCTTTATGGCAGTTTCCGATGGGCACCCGGGGGTCCGGGTAGAACTGGAACGGATCCACGGACTCCAGCCGGTTGCCCTCGTAGCGAATCCGGTCCTCCCAGGAGCCCTTCGTCCCGGTCTGAAGGGTCACCCCGAGGATCGTAAACTCCTTCGTCTCGGGTCGCACCACGTACTGGCGCGTCACGTCGCGCACGTAGTTGATCCAGAGGACCCCGATCCCGTACCGGCGCCGGTCCAGGAGCCATTGGTATAGGGCCAGGGACATCTTGTCGGTAGTCCACTCGTGCTGCAGGATCTGCTCCATCGCCTTCGCGGGCTTGACGTCCTCCGGGGAGAGCCCGTCGAGCGGGACGATGGGCGTCCGCTGCGTGAACGCGGCCATCTCCCACGCCAGCTGGGTCTGCACGATGGCGAAGGACAGCGGAACCACGATGTCCCGCGCCCACGGGTACAGCCGCTTGCCTTGGGAGTCCAGCTCGCCGGGGTCCACGTAGTGCCGGTAGATCCGGTCAGCCTTCCGCCACTCCGGGTGGAACTTTGCCATGTTCCGCTCGGACATCGTGCGCCGGGACTTGACCAGCTGCACGAGCCTCCCGTGGGCGGAGGACCCGACCGGCGGGGCGGCCCGCTCTTCCGTCGCTTTCAGCGTCGCCACGGCGCCCGGTCCACCGAGGGATAGGCCCCCAGCGCGTGCGTGAAGTCCAGCGGCTCGTTCTTGACGCCCGCTTCCTCGGAGTCGTCCATCCGGGCGATGGCCACGCAAACCGCGTCCATCAGGTGGCTGGCCCAGTTCTTCTCGGGCATGTCGTGGTAGCGGCCCTGCGCTCCCGGCAGCTTCTTGTAATGGTACGCGGACCGGAAGGCCTCCTTGAGCCTCGCGCAGCCCGGGTCGATCAGCAGCTTACCAGGAGGCTCGGACGGAGGAATGTTAGGGACCACGCCCAGCAAGGCCCGCCGCGTGGGCTCCAAGCGCTCGGTCACGGTCCGGGGCCCGGGGCGCATGTGGATCCCGCAATGACGGCGCAACACGTCCGCGCAGGACTGGACGTCGTTGGCCCGCCGGTCAAAGGCCGCCGGGTCGCAGATGTCGATGACGTCCGTGGCTCCCGGGAACAGCTCCTTGGTCAGGGCCTGGACCTGCCGCCCGGTCTCCTCCACGGACCCGTCCATCAGGAACTCGGCCAGGATGTGGATCCGCGAGATCCCGTCGTAGGCGGAGGCGATCGGCCCGACCGCCTTCATAGGAACCCGTTGAACCCATGCCACCCCCACCGGCCCCGGCACGTCCCAGCCCCGGATCAGGGGCCGGTTGGGCACGTAGGCCAGCGGCTTGATGGCCGCGTGGTACCGGTCCTGGTATTCCGGGAACACCGGCTTGCCGCCGTACACTCCGAAGTCCAGCCCGTACTCCCGCAGGAACTCGTAGGGCGGCATCGTCTCGCGCACGGACTCCCACCACTCCTCGGAGTCCTTGAGGGGGTCGGCCTGGACGCCGATGGCCATGACCCGCGCCCCGGAACTCAAGTCCCAGCGCCACACGCCCCGGCTCTCCTCCACCGCATCCTGGGGGATGATGGACGGCACGTGGGCCAGGGGCTTGCGGTCAATCATTGCGCAGCACTTCCTCGTCGACCTCGTCCAGCTCCAGCTTCTCGATTGCCTGCTCCAGCCGGTCCACCAAGGCAGCGAGCCGCCGCAGGATGTCCTCCCACTCCTGGACAGACGGCATCGCGGGAGTCGCGACGCCCATCCGGAAGTCCTCGTGGGCCATACCCGGGTCTCCGGTTGCGCGGAGTAGGTGTTCCACCGGGCTGAAGCGATCTTCCCCCATCAGCCGCGCCGCTTGCGACCCGGCGGATTCCGCATCGCGGGAGGCTCCGGCGCTCCGCCCGCCCGGGCCCCGAAGAACCCCTTCTGCTTCCCGGTCAAGGGGTTCCCGCGCACCTCGCCGTCCTCCAGAATCTTCTTCGCCTTCTCAGGCTTGACCGAGGCACCCTTGCTGGAACGCTGGGGGAAAGGCATGGCTCGCTCCTATAGTGAGAACGTTCCGGAGGTTGCGGGACCTAGCTCGCCGGTCGACGGGGCCCCGAGGTCCTGGCCGGTCAGCCCGCCCCCGTAGGGATCGGGCGCGGCCCCGCCTTTGGCGTCCGGGTAGGGCCCGGTCCGCTGGGGCCGGATCTTCCGCTGCTGCGCGATCCGCTTGGCTTCCTCCTCGATCATGCGCCACGGGGCCATCGGCACGCTGTGACCAAAGAGCATCGCGCTGTAGGGGCGCTGGTAAGGAGCCGGGCCCCCCATTCCTGGCGCTGGGGCCGCTCCCGGGGCTCCTCCGCCGTACGAAATGGGCGGCGGCGCTCCCACGTCCATCCCACGCATTTCCTCCCCGGGCGGCGGGGCCATCATCCCCCCGGGCGCGGGGGGCGGCGGCTCCGCTCCGCCCCGGTTCATCAGGGACCGCCACATGGCTTCCAGGCTCTGGCCGCTCCGGGGCGGCGGGGCCTGGGGCTGCTGGCCAGGAGCGGTAAAAACCCTGTTCGCCAGGCCACCCTGCGCTTGAACGTTCGGGCTAGCCAAGGAATTCTCCTCTCACCATTTCCGCCCAGGTCCCGGGCCACGCGGACGACAGCAAGGTCAGCCGCCCGCCTCCCTCGATGCAGGGCCGCATCGCGCTGAACGCTTCCCGGGGCCACGCCCACGTGCCAAACTCGTCGGCCAGGATCGCGGTCGCGGTGTATTGTCGCAGCTGGTCCGCTCCCTCCGCGACCCCCGTGATGCTCGCCCCGGTGTCCACGAAGCGCACGCTGGGCGGATCGGCGCGGTGCTCGACGGGCCGCCCCCCGCCCCCGGATTCCGGCAAGCGGGCGATGATGCCACGGGCCCGCTCCACCAGCTCGGCTGACTTCTCCTCCTTGGAGGACACGAAGAAGATGTTGGAGTGGGGCCGCTGCAGGGCGAGCCACACGTGACAGGCGACGAACAGCCAGGTCATCCGCATGCGCCGCGCCTTCGGCACCAAAAGGAGCGGCGGGGCCCCCGACTGCCATTGCTGAGCCAGGGACCTGAGGTAGATCATGGGCCGGATGTTGGACTGGCAGACCGCGCAGACCTCGCGCCCGTGGGCGACGTACGAGTTGCACGAGGTACAGACCCCGGTCGGGAACGGCTTGATGGGCCGGTGCGGGTCCAGCTCGTCGACGGTCCACACGGAACTGGACAACCAGTGCCACACGTCCCTCTGATTGGCTATCTTGGCCTCGACCTGCTCCAGGTCTTCCAACCACCCGGTCAGGTCCTCAGGCAGACTGGTGATCACCGTTCGTCCCCGGCGGCAGGGCCTTCTCCGCCGCCTTCAGGAGCAGGGCCTTCAGCTGGGCCCGGTCCTCGTCGGGCAGGTTCGCCAAGAAAGCTTGCCGGGACCGCTTCTCGTCAGCCCCGTCCGTGGGCGGACGGAACTCGCGGGCGTACAGGTCGGGCCGGTAAGTCCGCAGCAGCTGAATAGCTAATCCGTCCGACTCGCCCAGAGCCCTCTGGAAGACGGACCCCTCCAGCTCGTCGCACGCCTTCGAGATCGCCAGCCCCACCCGCTCCGCGAACTGCGCGTCCCGCTTGCGGTGCCGGTGGAAGTCCTCGTAGGACACTCCGACCGTCCGGCACGCCGCCGCCGCGTTGAGGGTCTGGGACAGCGTGACCAGGAAGGTTTCCTCGACGGCGGCCCAGTCCGGCGGCTCCTTCAGGGCCACCAAGCGGTCCTCGGCGTCCCGGGTGTATTTCTGCCCCTCCAGGAGGGCCTCGACGCGTCTACCAAAATCAGGGCTCTTGACGCGCCTTTGGTTAACCCGGTTGAGGGAAATATTGGCGACCCGGCACGCCTGGGACAGGTTCCGGGTCGCCTCCAGCTCGGCGAAGAAAGCGGGCTCCCACATGGGGACCACCTGGTTGAGGACCACAGAGCCCTGGCCTCCGCCGTTCTGCGCCACGGGGCCAGGATACCACAGGGAGGGGGAGGGTGTCTAGTCCCCTACCAGAAGACTACCCCTCCCATGTCCCTCCTCGCCCGGTCACGTAGCGCCTTATTCCCGCCAGCAGGTCCGCCTCCGACAGGGCCGCGATCGTCTCGGTCGGGGCCTTCATGACCACGGTCAGGACCCGGCCCCGCCGCTTGACGCCGACCTCCCAGCGGGTCCGCTCGGAGGCCCGCCGCTCGTTGTCAGGCACGAAGCCTGGCGGGGGCTTCCCCACGGGTCTACCAGAAAGACCGGACCGGTCGGAGGTCATAGCCACTCCAGTCCTAGGATCGTCGGGCATTGCGGTCCTTGAGAAGCTTGTCGCGCTTGCGGCGGCGCTGACGCCAACAATGGAGATGGCACCAGATCCCGGAGACCGAGATCACCATCGAGTTGGACCGGCCACATAACTCGCATGCCGTGATCATTTGCCTCTCTCCTCTCGCAACGTGTGACGGATACCGGGTGCCGCGACCAGGGACCAGTATACCACGGCGCGGCGGCGGGGGGTAGTATCGTATTTATATCCTATATATAGATATATATTCGTGAGCGGCGGAGCCCTTGCCCGGCCATGCCCGGCTGGCTTCGCGGGCCCTGTTTTTCCGCGGACGTCCGCCGGTTGACTCCCACCCTGCCCTGCAACCCGTATGCCAGCTTCCCTGGCCCCGGATTTGCACCCTGCAACCCGGGTGCCGGGTTCCGCAGCCCGGGTGTCAACCCGACTACCACGGGTCCAGGCGACACCCGCCCCGAATACCGCCCGTGGTACCACAACCAGCCCAGTAGCGCGCCAGCGAACCACCACAACCGGTAGTGTGTCCGGCCGACCCCAACCGGTCCAGGCAACCCGGAACCCGACTACCACGGGCTGTACACCACGGGTCCAGCCGCACGCCAGCGAACCACCACAACCGGTCGTATTCCCTCGCGACCACCACGGGTCCAGCCGCACGGGCCGCGCTACACCGCCGGTCGTACACAACCCGTCCAGCCGCGCGGGAAACCCGACTACCACGGGTCGTATCTTGACACGGGGCCCGGGGCGTGGTAAACTGGGAGAGTCGAGGGAGCCAAGAGGCCCCCGGCGCGAGAGGAGAGACGAAAATGGCAGACCGAGACCGGGAGGAGATCCAGGCCGAGGAGGCCGCTTTCGAGGCCGAGGTGGCCCGCCAGGACGACTGGGAGTACCGAGGCGTCCCGGAGTGCACGCCCGACGACCCGTGCGCCCGGTTCCCCGAGTGCCACCACGACGGCGGGGCCTACTAAACGCCCGTACCTACTTGACACGGGCCCCGGGCTGTGGTAAACTGGAGTTGCGGTGGGAAGCCGCAGAGAGAGGAGAGAGGAAGATGGACCTGCAGGAGATCCTGAACGAGGCCGAAGTGAACGACGCGTGGTCCGAGTACGAGACGGACCTGCTCGACCCGCGCACGGACGACACCGACGAGACCGACCAGGAGGACGAAGATGCCTAGCCCGACCCAGCCCACGCCAGCCGAGATCCGGACCCGCATTCAGGCCATCCGGGATGACCGGATCGCCTCCGAGTTCGTGGCCACCGTGCTCCACCACACCGCCGACCCGGGCATGGCCGACGAGGCCGACGCCCTGGTCAGCGCCGTCCGGGACTGGGACGCCGACAGCGCCGAGGAGTACGGGGTCGAAACGGCCCGGGACCTGATTCTGGCTTCCGTGGACGCCCTGGAGGCGTTCCTCCGTGGCTAGCGGGTCGGTCCACCTGACCACGACCGCCAAGCGGGGCGGTCGCCGCCGCACCGTGACGCTCTGCGGCCTCCTTGCAAGGGACCTGCCACGCGAGGAAATCGCCGTGGAACCTAGCGACGTGGAGTGCGAGGCATGCGACAAGGTGGCGTGGGGCGAGCTTCCCTGGCCGCAGGACGAGGCCAAGTAGGCCCGTAGGCGACCAAAACAACCCGCCGGAGGCCCCGGGAAGCACCCGGGGCGGCCCCCGGCTGTCCCGCGACATACGACAGAGCGTCGCGGCGGGGCCGAAGACT